CGTCACGCGAAAATGAACGTAGCCGGCCGCCTGGCACACGATACCCCGCGCCCCCGGCTCGCCCCAGAATACCCAGCCGGGCGGGTCGTTGAAGGCGGCCACAATGGCGGTCGATTCCATTTCGCAGTGACAAGCGGGGCAGTGTCCCATGTCAACAATAATACAACACGGTACTCAAAATGTCAAGAATAAAACAATTGACATTTTTAGCCATTACGTCTATAATTTGGTTATGGTTATTCCCCCATTGGAGGTAAATGTGAAACAAAAGAAGTACGTGACCATAGAGGAGTTGGCCCGCCGCGCCGGGCGTTCGGATCGCGTCATTCGCTACTGGATTAAGCGCGGGTTTATTCAGTACGAGCGCGACGGGCTAACGCCGGGGGCGCGTATCATCATTCCCCTGGAAGAGGCCGAGCGCGTCATTAGCCAGTTGCCGCAAGGCGAGATTATCGAAAGCGCATAGGAGCCAACCGTGAAAACTGTAGCGGAATTGAAAACCCTTTCTCAATGGGTGGGTTACACGTCCAAGAAAATACCCATGTCGCCCCATACGGGCACGGCGGCGGCCAGCAATAACCCTGACACTTGGGGCACGGCGGCCGAGGCGTGGGCCGCCAAGAAGCGCAACGGCTGGGCCGGTATTGGCTACGTCTTTACCATCGCTGCCGGGGTCGTCGGGATTGACCTTGACGACTGTTTCACCGAAGACGGCCGCCTGAATGACACCGCCCGGCAAATTGTCCAGATGATGAACTCCTATACCGAACGGTCGCCGTCGGGCAAGGGGTTGCATATCCTGGCGTGCGGCTCTATTCCCCACTCCGTCAAGCGGCCGGGCTTCGAGATGTACAACGAACTGCGCTATTTCACCGTGACGGGCAACCAGTATGGCGCGTCTGAGTTTGCCGGGTGCAACATCGAAGACCGACAAGACGAGATGAACGCGCTATTTGTCGTCTACGATGGCGACTATGAGCCAGCGCCGCGCCCGGTTCGGCCGGCGATTGAACGGGGCGACGTATCGGTAAGCATCGCTGAGGTCGAGCGGGCGCTAGGCGTCTTGCCGCCGCAAGGCGACTATAACACCGACTGGCTGCCCATCCTCATGGCCGTGCATGACGCCTTCCCCGACGAACGCGGGATCGCCCTGATTGAAAGGTGGTCGCCGGGCTACAAGGGGGAAGTCGCCCGCAAGTGGCGGTCATTCGAGACGGCCGAACGGGGAAACCGGATCACCATCGCGTCGCTGTTCCACCGGGCAAAGCAGTACGGCTATGAGCCGCCGCGAAGTGCCAGGGCCGCGCCGAACGCCGGCAGACGCGGAGCCGACATCACCGACGCACTGACACAACGGAGGCGCGCAAATGGCTACGCCCTATGAAGAGCCGCCCGGCGCGTCCCAATGGTCGTTTAGAACGCTTTCCCATGCCCGTATTGTTAGACCGCCAACGGCGTATATCGTTGATAAGTACCTGGCGACGCACACGCTCAATATCCTCTACGGTGCGCCGGGGTCGCTTAAGTCCATGATCGCCCTAAGCCTTAGCCTATGCGTTGCCGGCGGGTTGCCGTGGCTGCCGGGATTGTTCGGCGGCGACCAGGGCGCGGCCGTCATCCGGTCGCCTGTCATCTGGATTGACATGGATAACGGCCAGCGTCGCACGGATGAGCGTGTAGACGCCATGTCGAAGTCTATGCGCCTGCCGGATGACGCGCCGTTCTATTACCTTTCCATGCCGACGCCTTCACTTGTGGCGACTGACATAGAAAGTATGGGGCTACTCCATGATGAGATTCTGCGCTTAGGGGCGCGGATGGTCGTCATTGACAACCTGGGGCTAGTGACGGGAACCGTCGAAGAGAATAGCGCCGAAATGTCGCAGGTCATGAAAAACTTTCGCTGGATAGCGGAGAACACCGGCGCGGCGCTGCTAATCCTCCACCATCAGCGCAAGGGCGGGGCCAACGGTTCGCGGCCGGGCGACGCCTTGCGCGGCCATAGCAGTATCGAGGCGGCAATCGACCTTGCGCTCCATGCCGTGCGAGAGGCCAATAGTAATCAGGTGTCTTTGCGCAGTACCAAGACGCGCGGCGTAGACGTGCCTAATGCGGTCATGGAATTCAGCTATGAACACGTCGCCGGCACGAATGACCTAAGCAACGCTTACTTTACTAGCGTTGCTGTACGCCAGAATAGCTTGTTGCTTAAGCAAGCTCTCCTGTCATTCGCTGAGGGCAATTCCCCGCGCGGCATCCCGAAGAACCGTCTGCGCGAATTGGTCTACGAAGACCTCGGCGGCGAATTTTCCCACGGCAAGATACGCGCCGAGATGGAACACCTTATCGAAGTCAGCGGCGAACTGGACATCATCGAAGGTCGCCAGGGGGCTAAGTTGGTTGTCATCGGCCGCGGCAACGGGGGCAATGATGACCACTAATCGGGGGCTTAGACCTGTACAAAAAGCTGTACAAGGGGTGTTTTTGGCATACCTGTATATACAGGTCATACAGGCCTGTACAGCTTGCGCTGCTATATATTGTAGAGCAAGCTATACGAGCCTCATACAGCTTCGCGTTCAGCGTATAAGCTGTACGGCTGTACACACCCTTAGAAAGGTGTGTCAGCCGTATACGTCTAGCTTTACAGGGAAAAACATGACAGTAGACTACCGAGAATACATTCAGTCAAAAGAGTGGAAAGCGAAGGCGAAAGCCGCCAAACATCGAGCCGGTTATCGGTGCGAGCAATGTGGCGTGTTAAAGCCGGAGCACCTGCTACACGCTCACCACTTGACCTACGAGCGACTTGGCAATGAACGCAAGAGCGATCTAAAAGTCTTGTGCAATGAGTGTCATGCCGAGGAGCATGGTATTCGCCGTCCAGGCGTGCCAACGTTCAAAGAGATCATGGCGATGTTGATGCGAAGCTGAGCCGACGCCCGCGCACCCAACCGGCGCGGGCGTTTGGCGTCTAGCACCTGTATACAGTGGGGGACGGTTGTGCTATAATGGCGGCGAGTGTTTCAGAATGAAACAAAAACCCACAGACTACCGCAATAGAATCAAGGCGCTAGAGTACGTCAATAGCGCCGACTTGAGACAGTTAGGGCCGGCAGTCTATGCCATTCACAACACGATGAATAGCAAGGTGTACGTCGGCAGCACGGCGCGGGTAGGGGAGCGGTGGCGTACCCACCGCAAGCAACTCCGAGCGGCGCGTCATCCCAACCGACATCTACAGGCGGCATGGAATGAATATGGCGAGACGGCTTTTGAGTTCGGCATTATTGAGCGCGTACCGGACGCCGCCATGCTAACACAAAGGGAACAATACTGGATGGACAGGTTGCAAGCGTGCAACCCGGCCAACGGCTACAACCTTCGCCCTCGCGCTGAGAGTAGCCGGGGAAAGCAGTTCACGCCTGAGCAGCGGGCGCGACTTAGCGCAGTGCGGCTAGGGAACAAGTACGCGCTCGGCACAAAACAATCTCAAGAGACAATTGACAAGCGGCGCGAGAAGTTGCGGGGTAGGACGTGGACAGTATCGCCAGAACGCAAGGAATCGCCTGAGTACCAAGCATGGCGGGAACGTCACCGGCAGATGATGACCGGACGTAAGCACGACTGGCATACTTCGATACCAGAGGAAACGCGGGCCAAGATTGGGGCCAGCGTCAAGAAAGCGCGAGCGGCAACGCTGAAGGTATACGAGGGCTTTGTAGACCCGCAAGGCTGCCACGTTGGGCCGATTCAAGGGCTAGAGGATTTCTGTGCAGCGCATGGCCTTACCCGTAGCCTAATGGACAAGGTTTACAGCGGCGAGCGGCGCAGCCATAAGGGATGGACGGTGCAACGTGGCTAAGTCACCCTGGCGCAACCGCATTGTCGGCTACTCCGAAGAGGAACCCGACCAACTTCTCGCCAACCCGTCTAACTGGCGGATTCACCCGGCCGCGCAACAAAACGCCCTCTCCGGCGTGCTTAAAGAAGTCGGGCTGGTTCAGAACGTTGTCGCCAACCGCACGACCGGGCACTTGGTAGACGGGCATCTCCGCGTGATGCTTGCCATGCGCGAGAATCAGCCAGTAGTGCCGGTGACGTGGGTTGAGCTATCCGAAGAAGAAGAGCATCTAATCCTGGCGGCCTTAGACCCCCTAGCGGCAATGGCGACGGCTGACGCCGGGGCGCTCGACGCGCTGCTATCTAGCGTGCAGAGTGGGGAGGCGGCGGTGCAGTCGATGTTGGCCGAGTTGGCGGAAGGGGCGGGGTTGTATCAGCCGGTGGATGGCATTGATCCGTCACTGATACCTGACGAGGGCCGCTACGAAGAGCGGTACGGGGTGATCATCATTTGCGCCGATGGGCGGGAGCAGCAAACGGTTTATGAGGCGCTTACGGCCGAGGGCTATAAGTGCCGGGTAGTGGTGACATGAAGGCAACGGTTTACAACTCCTGCGCGGATTACGACAGTTACCGGGCGGCGCGGGTCAAGTCGCTTTTCAACGCCGAAAGTGGGGCGGAGTTCCGCCTCGACGTCGACTTGCCGATTGGCGACGCCGGCTGGGCCATCGGCATCATCGTCGGGCCGTCGGGCAGTGGCAAGACGAGCCTGGGGCGTGTTATCTGGCCGGGGGTGGGTATCTACGAGGGCGCGGCGGCGGGCTGGCCGCCGGACGCGCCGATTGTGGACGCCATCGCGCCGGGCGGCGACTTCAACGATGTGACGGCGGCGCTCGGGGCGGTGGGGCTGGGCGACGTTCCGGCCTGGCTGCGCCCGTATCGCGTCCTGAGCAACGGCGAGAAGTTCCGGGCCGACCTAGCGCGGATTATCAGCGAGGGGCCGCCGCGCGTTATCGTGGACGAGTTTACCAGCGTGGTTGATCGGCAGATCGCCCGGTTCGGCGCGCTTGCCTTTGCGAAGGCATGGCGGCGGTTGAACGCGGGCTCGGGCAATCAGGCGCTTCTTCTCACACCCCACTATGACATTATCGAGTGGGTGGAGCCGGATTGGGTGTACGACACGGCAACGGGCAAGTACACCGGGAGGGGGCTTTGGCGAAGGCCAAAGTTCGACGTGGACATTTGGGAAACGGACTGGCGTTACTGGCCGCTATTTGAGCCGCATCACTATCTAAAGGTTCCCAAGATGATCGCTGCTAGGTGTTACGTCGGCGCGGTTGAGGGGGAGCCGGTTGTGCATGTGGCTTTCTCGACGCGGCCGGGTTTAAAGGAGGCGCGGGCCTGCCGGTTGGTAGTTATGCCGGAGTGGCAGGGCGCAGGCGTGGGGATGCGGGTTCTTAATAACCTGTGCGAGATGTGGCTGCGTGGGGAGAACCGATTTAATAAGCCGATGCCGACGCTCTTCCACACGTCCCACCCCGGCCTGTGCGCGGCGCTACGCCGGGACAGGCGGTGGGTTCAGGTTAGCGCGGTGATGTATGGTAGCAATAAGGCGAGAAGCGCGCGTGCCATACACGCGAGCGAAAAAAGAAGCGGCGGGTACAAACACGGCGCGAAGGGCGGGAACGGTCGGTTGACGGGGGCCGCTGGTTACGGCGGTCACTTCCGCGCCGTGCAGGGGTTCCGCTACCTGGGCGAGTACTCGCCGCGGCTGAAGGAGGGGGTGTGAGGGTAGTCCTTTGCGGGCAGCGAACGTTTGGCCGGATGGTATTGGAGATGTTGCTTAAGCGGGGTGACGACATCCGGCTCGTGTCGACGCCATTCCGCAACAAAGAGGGGCGCGAAGACCGGCTGTACATCGGCGCGGTGAATGCCCGGTTACCCATCCTGGAAGCGGGAACGCTTAACGCCGATACGATGCCGGCCGGCGTTGACCTGATTATCGCCGCCCATTCGCATGATTACATTAGCAAGAAGACGATGGGCAAGACCAAGCTGGGCGGAATCGGCTATCACCCGTCGCTCCTGCCGCGCCACCGTGGGCGGGACGCCGTGCGCTGGGCGATCAAGATGGGCGACCCGATTACGGGCGGCACGGTTTACTGGCTGACGGCCAGCGTCGACGCGGGGCCGATTGCCAAGCAGGCATGGTGCTGGATACGACCGGGCGACACGGCGGGGGAGCTTTACCGGCGCGACCTGCGGCCGATGGGGATACGGCTACTCGCTGAGACGTTGGCCGACTTGGACGCGGGGCGGATTGTTAGCGTCGAACAGGACGAGGCGCTGGCGACATGGGAGCCGTCGTGGGAGCGCGAGCCTCTATTTAGGCCGGACTTGCCGCGCTTGGGCGCGCCTCCGGCGGGATATGTGATAGTCAAAAATGAGCACGCCGCTATTTCTGGACGATGACCGCGGCGAGGAGGAGATTAGGTGGCTGGCGCGGCAGGCGGCCGCGTGGGCGGCGCGTATTTTGCGTTTAGCCGTCAGCGAGGCAGGCCGGTTCAATTCCGAGCCGGGCGCTTTGAATAACGGTCATGACTGACTCACTCATACACCATAAAACGCCGCAGAAGCGGCCCAGCGCGGCCCAGGTCGAGGACGCGCTACGCAAGTCAGCCGGCAACGTCACGGCCGCGGCGCGTGGTCTTGGCGTTGGCCGGACGGCGCTGCACGCCCGCATCGCCAAGTCACCCGACCTTCAGCGGGTGCTACAGGAAGAACGCGAGGCGCTGGTCGACATGGCCGAAAGTGCGCTACGGGCTGAGGTGCTTGACCGCAACATGACGGCGATTATCTGGACGCTGAAAGCCAGCCCAGAGGCTAAGCGGCGGGGGTGGAGCGAACGCCATGAGCTAGGCGGCCCAGACGGCGGGCCGGTCACCATCGCCGTTGTTAATGTGGACGTAGATAAGGTATGACCGTCGCGGCCGTCATCCAGCGAGCGAAAGCGGGCTTCACCCCTTACGGCGGCGCGGCGCGGTTCATGTACTGCCGGGAGCCGGAAGTCATCATCGGCGGGCCATACGATACGGGCAAGACGATAACGGCGCTAAATCGGCTGCACCTGCTGTTATGCAAGCACGCCGGGGCACGGGCGCTGATGGTTCGCAAGACGTATCAATCCCTGATTCAGACGGCCGTTGTCACTTATGAGCGCAAGGTGTTGCCCGCGCCGCCCGATACGCCCGGCTGCCCTGTTGATCGCATGGGCGGCACGCGGCCGGACTGGTACGACTATCCCAATGGGGCGCGGCTGGTAACGGGCGGCCTGGACAACCCCGGCAAAACGCTATCCTCTGAGTATGATTTCATCTACGTCAATCAGGCCGAGGAGTTGACGGAAGACGAGTGGCAAGCCTTGACCCGCGCCGCCAGTGGCCGGGCCGGCCATGCGCCGTATGCCCAGGTAATGGGCGATTGTAATCCCGACGTGCCCGACCATTGGATTAAGACACGGCAGCGGGTGGTGTTCATCGAATCGCGCCATGAGGAAAACCCAACGATATTTGACCAGGTGACAGGGGAGCTAATTGCGCCCGACCGCATGGCCGCGCTAGACGCTATGACCGGCGTGCGCTACAAACGCGGCCGTTTAGGGCTATGGGTGGGCCGCGCCGGCCAGGTCTACGAATTCGACCCGGCTATTCACCTGATTGACGCGGCGGCCGTCCCGCCGCTTGTGCGCCACTATCGCGCTATTGACTTTGGTTACTCCAACCCGTTTGTGTGCCAACTGTGGGGCGAAGATAGTGACGGTCGCATTTACCTAATCAGAGAGTTGTATCAGTCACAACAGACGGTGAACCAACTAGCGCCGCAAATCACGGCCATAACCGGAGGCCGGGCAATCGAGGCAACCATAGCCGACCATGACGCTGAAGACCGCGCCACATTGGGCGAACATGGTATTAAGACGCTGCCGGCCGACAAGCGGATTAAGACGGGGCTTGACGCCGTGGCCGAACGGCTGAAGGTGGCCGGCGACGGCAAGCCGCGGCTTTACATTGTGCGCGACGCGACGACAGACCGGGATGCGCGGCTCTATGAAATGCGCCGCCCAGTATCCACCGAACAGGAGTTTCCCGGCTATGTTTGGCCGGAAACAAAAGCGGGCCGGGCGGCCGATGAAATGCCGGTCAAGACCGACGACCACGGTATGGACGCCATGCGCTATATGGTTATGTATCTAGACGGCGGCGGCGGTTCGCCCACGGTAGGAGTAACACGCTATGCTCAATCAAGTTTTTCAACGCCCCAACGGCCGCGGCGCTAATGCGGCTATCAATCCCGCGTCGCTGGCCCTCGCCAGTTGGCAGGCGGCCGATTATGACGACCAACAGCGCCACTACGTCGCCCTCAGAGAGTGGTACGACGGTGATCACAAAGTGCCGTTGACCAACCGGCAGCGGGAATATCTCGGCCTTAACGCCGGTTTCC